TGTTATGTTTATAGTTCTAGATAACTGATCAATTGGAATTGAAGTAGATGTTTCAGCATGGGAAAACTGCTGAACTTGTTGTTGGCTTGCTCTAGGATTGTAAAATTTATGTAGGCTTGCATCTGCCCCTGCAGTTCCTACTTTTTTAGTTGCCGTAGATGCTCCAGAAGCAGTTAATTGCCTACCTCTACTTTCTGCAGCATCTGCTGCTGATTCAATAACACTTTTTACGCTACTAACCAAAGATGCTCTTAACTGCTCTAAACTTGCTTCACTACTATCAGTTACTGTTCTGCCAGTTGCTTGTGCGTAGGCAATAAGTTTTTCTGCAGAAGTTTTATTAATAAACTCAAATTGTTTACCAATTTCATCTGCTACACCTGCTGAATCATTAGAGCGACTAGCCATCTGACTAATAAAGGTTTGTTGATCACCAGTAACAACTCTTCCAGTTCCTTGATTATATCTTTTTACGGATCCATTTTGAAGTGCTGCTACTAATTCTGGATTATCCTTTGCAGTCTGCTTAGTGATAACAACTTCCCCAGGAGTAAGCAATGCTGGGACTGTATCTTTGTTTCCGCTACCTGGGACTACTCCACCCTGTGCAAACTTCTTTGGAGGTAGACCTGCTACTGCTCCTGCTGGTCCTGGTACTGAGTTAAATAGTCCTGGTGATGATTGTGCAAGTGCTCTTGCCTGAGTTGCTGCATTTCCATATGCTGCAGCAAGTGCATTAACGGATGCCTGCTCAACATTGAATGTAGAAATTAATTGACTGTGAGATGTGTGTAGGGCATTAGATTGTGCAAGGTTTTCAATCTGCTGATTAGTTAAATAATCAAATCCGCTACCAAGAACATTGCTTGAACCATTAAGTTTGGCAATTCCTCCACGAAGCATAGCAAAAAATTTAATTAAGTTAGCAACTCCGTTAGCAAGAATACCAAATGTCATCAAAGCAATTGGGGCTAATCCGCCAATCACACCAATCATAATTGCTATTACTTTTTTTGTTCCGTCACTTAAACCATTAAACTTTTCTAGGATCTTTCCAACAAAGTTAACAATTGGAGTTACTGCTTGCAAGAATGCCTTACCTACGGGAACAAGTTGAAGTTTAAGGTTTTCCATAGACTTCTTAAATTTGTTACCAGTCATGTCTTCAACCTTGCCAAGTTCTCGCTCAGACAAGATTGCTAATTCTTCAACTGATGCCCCAGCAAGTCCAAGGGCTCTTGCAGCCTGTGAAGAATCTTTTGTTACGTTTTGAAATAATGTAGAAAGACGAGCAAACTGGAACTTACCAAATAGTTGTTCAATTGCTCTTGCACGGTTAAGAGGATCTAGTGTATCAAGTGCTCTTGCAAATCCTACAACAGTTCCTTTTAGATCTCCCTTATTTGCTTCAACAAGACCAGTAATATTTATTCCAAGATCGGCAAGGAATTCACTAGCCTTCTTAGAAGGATTAATCATAGAAGCAAGACCAGACTTAAGTGCGTTAGCACCTTCTGATGCGTTAATTCCACCTTCCTTCATCGCAGTCATAAAGAATGCTAGGTCTTCTACAGATCCACCAAGTTGCTTTATAACTGGTCCAGCCTTTGGAACAGCAATTGTTAAATCCTCAATAGAAAGAACAGTTTGGTTTTCTACTGCGTTAAGGAAGTTAATTTTTCTTGCAAGATCTTCTGTTGCAATTCCAAAAGCATTTGTTAAAGAAATTGTTGTTTCTAAGGCCTGTTGTTGCTCAACTTGACCAAGGACTGAAAGTCGTGTTGCCTGAATTACTTGAGAATTAAGCGCGTCTCCAGTAAGACCCATTGCTGCTGCTGAAGCAGCCATTTCAACAGTATCTTTTACTGCAATTCCATATTTAGTAAATTCTTTTCCAAGTCTTTGAATGTCTGCAATTGCTTTATCAGTTGCATCTCCACCTGTGAACATGTCTCCATAAACTCTTGTAAACTTTGTAACAGCCTGTTCCATTTCCATGAATGTTTTTGCTGCTGTAGAGCCAAGAATAGAAAGAGGAATAGTCAAACCAACCATTAACTGGCGACCTGCCCACTGAGTATTCTTACCAAAATTTAGGAGTTGAGTTGAGCCTTGGCTTAATAACTTATTTAAAAATTGCTGTCTTTGTGCAGCCATTTGCATACGTGTTGCATAATCTGCATACTGGCCATTGACCATCTTAAGGTGCTTTGGAACTACCTGAAGAGTCTTGATCATGTCTCCATTTGCAGACTGCATCTGAATATACTGAGACTGTAGAAGTTTTACTCTGTCTTTACTAGCACGGGTTAATGTCTCACGCTCTTGTGCAAACATCCCTTTAAATACCTTGGTATTTTGCGTTGCTGCTGCTGCGGTGTACCTAAAGTACTGTCGCATTGACATTTGATTTTTTTCAAGTGCTTGCGTGAAAGAAGATGTACTTGAGGCTACATCTTTTTGAGTTGCAACAAACTTTCCAGTTGCATTAATAGCCTGCATTAACTGGCTATTAAGGCCCTTCTGGGCATTCATTGCTGCAACATTACCCTGAGTTAGGGTTTGATTAAAACGGCTGAGTCCAGACTGTAACTGACGTAATTGTGCTAAGGCTTGACTGGTATCAAAATTAATACCAATATTTGCATTTACGTCAGCCAATCAAAACACCTCTTTACTTGATTGAGTTTAAAAGACCTGTTGTATCAGAAAGTTGCATTCCTGAAGCAGCATCAATGATCTTATAGACTGTAGGAAGATCTAGATTTTCCTCAATCGCCTCTCTGTTGTCTGCTATTGCAGGCAAATATTGTTTAAATGCAATTTGTACGCAGTCAATTAAAACATCCATAGACTTAGTGTTGTCTTCTGCGACTTCCTGAAGTTTAGTAAACTGCTCCATAAATGGCTTTAGTAGAGATATTTTTAGTGGCTTAATCTGAAACTTTGTTCCATCAATAAGTGATAATTCGTTCTTGCTTTCTGCTTCTTTAACCATGATTTCCTCCATTGTAGTTGTTTAATTATACCATAAGCAGGCTTATTTTTTACTCTATTCTTTCATAGGATAGGCCCATACCAATTCCAAACCCAGCCCTTTGTGCGTTAATCCCTTGAAGAGCAACAATATCTTTTGAGTTGGCTGCTTGCCCACCACTAAATACTCTAGCCTTCATTTCTTCCCAGGCATTACTCTTTTGAGTATTCTTGTCTAGGTCGACCCCTTGCATTGCTGCAAGAAATTTCTTTTCATCGTAGTTTAGTTCTCTGCCTATAGATAATGTTATCATTAATTCTGGCATAGATAATGATCTTTCTAGTTCGTCGTAGTCTTTCCATATCCCCAGCAAAAATACTTCAGACTCTAGTTTTGCAAGGTCAAGGTCTTCCCAAGAAGACCCACTGTCTACAGCCTGTTTTTTAATTGGCTCTTCTGATTTTTCATTAATTTTAATACCAGCAGTTACATCTAAAATATCATATATGTTTTGCAAGTCAACATACTCTTCTAGCATTTCCTGGCTTTGAGTAATCTCTGGCCTAAACTGTTTCATACAAACCCTTGCACATTTTGACAAAGCAATAATGGCTTCAAGGTCTCCTTTAGAGTTTCTGACATCATCAAAAATATCCATTAACTGTCTAAGATATTTTATTTTTAATGGAGACAGTTCTATTTCTACCCCATCTTGCAGAGTAATATTTTTTGTATTATATACCGTTGTTGCCATTATACAAGTATACCAAAGAGAAAGGCCCAATCCCGAAGGATTGAGCCTGTCCCATATTAAGTTATATTATGATGCTGCTGGGATGGTACGATCTACGATCTTACCGTATGATGCGTCATCATTTGGAAGAAGACGGAATGATACTTCGAACATTGTCGCTTCGTCTCTCTTTGCAGATACTGTAACGCTTTCAATTGAAAGTGCACGGTATGCTACGTAAACTCTTTCGAGTTCATCTGATGCTGCACATTCGCCAGTTCCTGGACCAACTGCAACCAAACCGCGTTCGACTGGGCATTCGCCGATGTCTCCTGCTGAAAGATTAAGTGTTGGGTTTCCTGATACTGTGTTGAGATCTGAATCTTTACCTGCAAGGGCAAAGAGAAGATTCTCTAGTGTTGATTCTGCGAATGTAGTATTTAGGTTTACCTGCATGCCTTGCTTGAACAACTTAGCAACGTCAAGAACCTGATCTACTGCAACCTCACCAAAGTCTGGTTGGAATTCAATTTCCAAACCATTCATTGTGTAACCAACGTTACGGAAATCTGCATCATTTGACAAAGTTGTCTTGTATGATACGTCTTCTGCGTATGCTGGAAGGGCTGCTTCTGTAAGTACGCCTGCTTCATGTGTGAAGAGGGCTGCTGCTCCAACAATAATATTGTTGCTGCTACCACGTGTATATGCCATTTATTTCACCTCTTTTTTTTCTTTTGGATTAAAAGGGCTTGTTTCCTCAAGATTAATTATACAGCCCTTTTTATGCATTTACTGAATCAATTATGTCTTGTTGTTGATGGTAGTCGTAGTCAATAATTATCTTATTACCCGCATAGGTTCGGGCTGTTCCAAAGTCGACTATATCTCTTGCCTCTTCTAGTTGATAAATCTTAAAATCATGGAAATAGAACTTACAGGTAACGAAATCTGGTTTTAAAACAGTTCCAAAATTTATTGGATTATTTTTAGCCCATTTGTTTAGATCTTCAGCGCTTTCGTCTCCACGATCTAGAAGTCTTAAAACAGCCTCTTGAATTCTAATCATATTGGTAGTTGTGTTTGACGCAGTATAATAAAAATAATACAAAACCTGTTCAGATTTTATATGAGGAAATGGACCCCTACGCATTCTAAACATTCTGTCATAAACTGCCATAGTTCCACCTGTCGGGAATTGTGTTTGTAACGCCTCTAATGTAGATGGTCCTGTTGGGAAAAAAGGGACATCATCTAATTGTGTCAACTCTGAAATCTTTGCTTGAAGATATTTATTAATCCACAATACTGGAGTATTTATTACTGATGTTGAATCTGTCATTATCCAGCCACCTTTGCGTTAACAACCCATCTGTAACCTGTAGATAAGCCAGTGGATCTTCCACTACGCATCCCTTTTCTTAGATTTTTCTTATATACTATTGGGTTCTCAAAATATTGTCCCAGGTTGCTGCTTTTTAAAAATGCCTGTGTAAAGTATCTACCAAAGAACATGTCAAATGCTTTTTCAAATTCCCCTTGAGTGTTTCCTCCTGGATTTTCAACAACTACAGGCTTCTTTGTATAAACAACTTCTCCATCTACTTCAAACCTTAAAGCATCTGCAAATCGTGGTTTTATAATTACCCTGGTTCCATTTTCCATTATCTCTGCCTTATTACGAAAGGGCTCTGTTGATCCCTGACCTACAGTTGAAGACTGCTTGAAATTTGATATAAAAGATAATCCCATATTGCTAACAGTATAGTCTATATCGAATAGTCTGGCTTCAGGACTACCATTTTTATACCACTCATAAACGTGATGCAAAGTTGATGGAGAAACTCTTGCATTTGTATCAATAAACTGAGAGGCCATCTCTGACACATCTGCTCCTAAAAGTTTTAGGAATTCTGACTTTCCGTTCTGTACTCCTTCAGTAAAACCAGTTGAGTAATTAATAAGATTTTTCATCTGGTTATTAAATTTTTTATTATCGAACCTGGCTTTTATCATACATCTACCGCCTGATTCTCAGACCTTCTAATAATTAGTTTGTAATATTCAACTGACCCAAATGGTCCAACAAATGGGTCTTGTGTTGCAATTTCAAATATTGTTGACTTGCCTGATCTTGGACCAGAAGTTTCTGTGTATATATCGTTGCAGTTTTTATCCCTAATATTTGTAACAATAACATTTGTAATTGAGTTTTTGGATTCAAGGCTTGACATTCTTATATCTGTCTTTGCTCTGCCAATAAGAATCTTATCTTGTGTTATGTTTACATTGGGCGTTACTTCTTCTTTAAATGCTCCGCCTGCAGGTGCAAAAGAACATGCAATTGTTCTATCAAGTATCCAGGTCTTTTCTACGTTACCGTAAACTCCCTGCTCAACTATTGGATGATAAACATCTGCAAGCATTGGAAATGCAAAGTCTGGCTCTTCGCATATCATTAAATCACACCTGGCTTGACAATGGTCTTAACATATTTGTCAAGTATCTTATCAACTAAGAAGTTCCCAGTACCGCCAAGCATTGCCTTATCAAACTGAATTCTAAACTGATCTGTGTTGTAGGCTGTTATATATCTCTTGTAGTAATCTAACTTACCACATTTAAGATCTTCTATCAATAGTTTGGCTGCGTACTCTACGTCATCAGGTACTTTAAGATATCCGTGGTCTACAACAAATGTGTAGTCATATCCTGATGGGAAAGATATTCCTTCATATCCATAGTAACCAAGATCTCCACTTGCAACTGGTAGATTCTGTGCTGTTGACTCATACCTATTTAACTCAAGAACATCTGCACGAACTCTCTGTATAGCAGTCTTGTCTGGTGTTATTGCATACTGATAGTCACCAAGGTCTGGGTTTGATTTATCATAGACTAAAACGTTATTCTCATAAACCTTAAATACTCTATAAACCTTTTCCCATAAAGAAAAATAATCTGAGCCATTTCCAGTTCCAACTACTGTTATCTTTTTGTTATAAAATCCTTCTGGCACAAATGTGTCTATCATTGATCTTGCTACTAATTCTAAAATTTTATATTCTGCAATCTCTGATGCAGTTGTTCCTAATGTATTTGGATCTACATATGGTCGGATTAGTTCATAGAACTCTTCGTGAATTAATTCTTCACCCTCGCCAATATTGTAAATCTCTACTCTATAGTTATTGTCATATCTTCCAGGGAGTTGAATGTTTATATCGTCTCCTGTTGACCATCCTAAAAATTCTAAAACCTGTACTGAAAGGTCCGCCATATCTGTTACTCTTGCGTATATATCTGCATCTTCGTACCCTAAAGGTACAACAAAATTTACAACAATGTCGTCGTATGGCGGAACTCTCAATATCTCCATGAATTACTTACCGAATTCCTTGGCAACTTCTTCTGGCGTTGCTAGACGAATATGTGAACGAGTGAGCCACTTTTCAGAAGCATCCTTGCTAACAATATTGTAGCCACGATAAACCTTGCCTACCTCTGACCAAGTAACATTCTTCGTTGAATAAACTGCTACCTTTTCAGAAACTAATACTTCAGCCTTTTTCTTTGCGGAGCGTGGCTGACGAACTGTTGTAGTTGCTCCTATTGCACCATCTCCTACTGGACCAAGTGCTGGAACTTCTTCTACGTGTGAATCGTATGTTGGTGTTGTAATTGCGCTAACTGGCTCTTCAACAACTGGTGCTGGAGCCTCTACTTCAGGTTCTGCTGGAGTCTCAACGACTGGTGCTTCTTCAACAATAGGTGTCTCTTCGACAACTGGTGCTTCTTCAACAACTGGGGTTTCAACTACTTCTTCTTCTGATGTAGGATTATTTGTATATTCCATTTTATTCCTCCTGAATAGTATTATATCATTATAAGTAGTAAGGGGAGCAGGAGAATTAACTCCCACTCCCCCTAATTTTTAACTGTTTACAGATTATGAATCTGATTCAGCATCAGCGAATGCGACAGCATCTTGTTCTTCCCATTGAATACCGAAGCGAACGAAGACTGTATATTCTACAGTGTCCTTCTTTGGCTTGTATTCACGGTTTACAGTGATGTCACGCTGGAATCCCCATACACGGTTCTGTGGGAATGTCAAGTCGACATATCCTGCAGGGTAGTATGGAACTTCCTGTACGTCAATTCCGAGAACACGTGTTGTACGTGCTCCACCGAATGTCTGTGCTCCACCGTCAAGGTATGCTTGACGATTAGTTGGAGTTCCGCCAGCCTGTGAAGCAAATGCTTCAGCAACTGCGTCTGCTAGGGTACCGTTATTCTTAACGATTCCCTGGAATGCATCTGTACCAGCATAGAACTTCAAGTTAGACTTGATAGCACGATACTTGCGTGGCATTGCAAGAATGATGTTCTGCATTACATCTGTTGTCCAGGCGTTATTAGCGACTGTTACAACTGACTCATGAGCATCTCCGTCAGTCTTTACACGGTTTACGAAACCGTTTAGGATTGAAGTAAATGCGTTTGAACCTGTTCCTGTTCCGTTGATTGCAAGGTCTTCGATATCATTACCGAAAGCGTTTGTCATCAAGCGTACAATGTGATCTTCTAGTGCTGCACCTTCGATGTTATCTTCTAGTGCTTCTGCAGATACTTCCCAGTCAAGACGAATCTTCTTTGTAGTCAATTCAACCTTTGAGAATGTTGCACCTGCGTTTGTGTAATCGCCAACTGCTTGCGCTGCTGCACGAATAACACGCTCTCCGACGTTTACCTTTTCGAGTTCCATTGTATTGGCTCTCATTGTAACGCGACGGCCATCTTGGGCGAGAATGGTAGCATCCCACACGTAGTCAATAAAACGACGTGCTTGCTCTGGGCGTAGGATACCTGATCCAGCCTCACCTGAAGGGTTAACTGCATTTGGTCCAGATGTTACTCCTGATAGTGCTGTTGGGATATTACCCAAGACACCACCATCGGTGTAATTACCTGGTACGTTTGAACCTGCTTCAGATCCAGATGCGAATGCACCTTGTCCCTGATACAGTCCTGGTGCTGTTCCACCAAGATTACCTGAAGTTCCAGGTTGGTTCTTTTCTATATTTTGTTCCGACATATTGTCACCTCCTGTGATTTTTTACTTATTAATTAAATAAGTCGGCTGTTTTGAGGAAACTACCGCCCCATAGGGATTTTTCAACCGTTTCAGGTTGATTCTGTACTATCTCGCCGAGATCGCCAGACTTTCGGAAAGCAGTGTCTTGCTCTACAAGTTCCACACGCTTACCAAATTCATTGAATCCACTTGATACTGTTGCAATATCTTTTGCAACTGCTTCAAATGAACTTTTTGCTGTTTCAACATCAACCTTTGAAGACTTAAGCATTTCTACTTCTGCCTGCAATGAGTTAACCTTTGAAACTAGATCGCTAAAGGCTGATTCTAGAGTGTTCTTGATTTCTACAGTTGAATCAACTGCTTCATCTGATTTAGATACTTCTGTAACTTCTTCAACTACGTCAACTGCAGAAGTCTCTTCAGACTTTGCAATCTCTTCAGATGCTGGGGCTTCATCAGCCTTAATAACATCTTCTGTAGTTGTTTCAACTACTGCATCAACCTCTGGAGCGACCTCTGACTTTTCTACTTCTACTGCTGCTTCTGTTTCAAGAACTTCTGCAACTGCTTCTGTCTTTTCTGTCATAGGTTGTACCTCCTTGTTAATCTTAGAAGTATTAATGCCTTTAGCACTATCAACTAAGAATTTTATCATTGTTACTTTTTCTTTATCCGTTTTTTCAACGAAACCTATATTTTCCATTTGTTCACCGTTTATTGGACTAGTTTCTGACTCATTCTCAGATGCCAAAACTATACCATTTGCTTTATCGTAAAAAACATTTTCTAAAACTGTTGCGTCACCCTTAAATACATCTACTCCGTCTACCTTTTCAACAGATACAATGTTTGCAAATTGATTTGCTGGGGAATCTACAAGACTCAACTCAACTAAATCATATTCTTTAATAACTCTAATTTGTGTGTCTGACTTTTCATCATATGCGTCATCCCACTTATTCATTCTTCCGCCAATAGAAAAACCAGTTAGCGTTCCATCTAGAACTTTTTCCCAAGTATCTTGTGCACCTTTTGAAACATATGCGGAGACAAAAACACCCTTATAAAACTTCTTTGATTCTGGATCAAAGTACTTGTCTTCTTTAAAGTTAACCATCTTGCCTACTGCTAGTGGTTGGTGCATTTCTCTAATGTTCCCACGGAATTTTGCAAATGCTGCCATTGATGCTTCTGCTGTTACGATGTCATCTTGCTTATCAATATTGTCAAGTGATGCAAAGCCTGAGACGATTCTTCGCTCTTTATCTACCTTACTAAAAGGCATCGAAAGTCGGAGATTATCTCCCTCTGAATTCCAGTGTGCTTTAGATATAATCATGGTTATTCTATTATATACCCTTTTTTATTGAAGTATCACTATTTGGACATATCGGACACATCGTCAACTTTACGACCTTCGCCTTTTGGATTTCTTCCACTTACTGTGGCTGGTCCGTCAGACTGGTTATTAGTTCTTTCTGTGTCTCTTTGTCTATCTGCATTATCATTTGCTGTGTCTTGAGGTTTTGGATCGAAAGGCTCGTTACCGCCTTCAATCTGTGGAAGACCAAGAAGTTCTCTACCTTCATTTGGTAGCATAACCTGAGTCTTAACAAGTCTTTCAATTATTTGTGATTGAGCAATTTCATCTGTAAGAGTAAGTTCGTTAAACTTAAACTCCAAGATATCTGTTTTTTCTCTTATAATCTTGTTAATCATTTTCTCAAGATTTCTTTGTGCTGGTCTTGCAACTTGCTCTTTAAATGTGCGGTCTTGAGATAGGGCTGCAGCGATGGCTGCTGAATCAGAACCACCAATTTTAGAAAGAGGAACTTGATGTGCAACAAGAATATCATCTCTGTTTTGTTTGCGATACTCTTTAAATGATGCCTCTTGAATTCCATTTTCTACAGGATCCATCTTAAACTCTACCTTGTTGGTATCTGAATCTCCAGGAAGTGGAATATATAGTGTTCTATGATTTTGTCCTTTAAGACCACTTTGAAGAAATCTAAACATTTTATCTTCTGCCTCAGCAGATAGTTTTGCTCCCTTAAGCGTTACAACATATCTTGGCGTTGCTTTATTCTGGAAGTAGTCAATATTGTATTGTGATGCAAGTTGATCTCCGTGAAGCGATCCAATCGCAGACATGATATCTGGAACGCCATAAAAAGTATTTAGTGGTGAGTATTCTTTAAAATGAATAATCTCATTTGGACGAGCATCTGTTCCAAGTGGATTTGCATTTGTTGCTCCAAAGTTACGGAAGTAAACTACTTTGTTTGCAATGACCTGAACAAAGCCATCACGAAGACGACGAACACGCATTGTTGTAGATGGGATATGACCAACATATCCAATGTCCCCACGAACTGTTCTTCCTACTTCAAGGTATCCATTTCCTGTTGCTTGTAGATCAGTAAACACCTTTTCCATGGTTGTAGTAAAGGAGTCTTCTGTATTTAGAGATTCTAGCCAATCGCTTAACTCAATCTTGGCTCTTTCAATTCTTCTACGTGCATTTTCTGCTGTCTTTGGTTCTGATGCTTCTAACTTAAGCATTGTTCTTTTAGAAACCTTAAACTCATAACCAAGCCCAACAATATTTTCTACCTTGGCATCAATTGCTGCGTGGTTTGCAAATGAAGTATCATAGAAACTTGCAAGTTCGTAAAGATTCCATGGTGGAGTAATTACATCGAATAGTCCGTAAGCATTTCTAAATACTGTTCCTGAGTTAATCTCTTTGGACTTTGCTCCGTCACGACCAGTGCTTTCTGCTCTTGAACTTTCTATGTATGCTGGTGTTGCTTCACCCTTTAGTACACGAGTTGTTCTTCTTTTAAAGTTTGCATCAAGTCCCTGCAAATCTTTGACTACATCCCATGACTGATTAAATGGATCTTGCTTTGTAAAAGTGTCATCTTCAGGAAGTGGACTATCTGTCTTTGCTCTAATAAAAAATTCTTTGTCTTCACTCATTAGTCATCACTTCCATATTTTGCAATAGTATCCTTGGCTGCTTGTACTGCACCAAGATCGTTCATAGATGGAATTAATCCTTCTGCCATTCTTTGTTTTTGCTCAGAGTATTCTTCTTCTGAGATTCTGGTTAGACCTGGAACGAAGATGCATTCTCCATCTCCTTCATCCCCGTAATATCTTGCTGCTTCTTTAAGTTTTGATATTTGAAGGATATCTCCTTTCATTGATTCAATGTTTAAAACAGAACCAGTTCCATCCGTAAACCACTTACCGTTAGCCTTTTTGTAAACATAAAGACCCCAGTCATAGTGTTTTTCAATAATTTTTGCACGGGACTCTCCCACTTGCCCTTTCATTCTGGGCAATTGCTTCTTCTTTTTACGCGGATCTTGAGGATTCATACCTATAAGTATACCATATTAGACAGCACTAGCCGTTATTTGTTTCGAAGTAATACCTTTATACACGGTATACTCGTACCCATTAACTGTAAACACCTTGTCCGTATCAATAATAATCTTGTTAGTTCCTGTGTAACTCTTGTAGATTGTTGATGGATCTACTCCATAATAACTTGTTGAAGATAAAATCAAAACCCCACGCCAAACAAAAGAAGATGTTTTCCAGTTATCCCATTCAAGGGTAAGAGGAAGAGAGTATTTAACTCCAAACCACGGTCGTATATCAACCTTTTGAACCTCTTGCAGGTTTGTTGATTGATAATAAGATATCATATTAAATGTTATTGGTCCATTTAGATTAATTGACCCAACCCTAGAATCAAAGTTTAATAGGTTTGGAAATGATATTCCCAAGAATCCCCACTCTTTTACAGTTACAACGGGCTCTTTGACAAGTTTTCCATTCCAATAAAACCCTATATTGTCTTCTAGTTTTCCAGTTCTTACGTTTATAGCATAAATCTTAGCCCGTTCTCCACTTGGGTGAATGGCTACCATATAAAATTTTATATGAGTGTCTTTTGATTGAATCTCAAATATTTCTGTTGAGGCGTACGGGAATGCATCTTGATCGTACCTTATTGCTATCTGCATAGCCATAACCTTGTAGTTGCTAGACATTTCTTTATTAATTGGAATAGACAATCCACGATTAACCACTGGATCAAATGTTCCTTTTAACTCTATTCCCGTATATCTTGTTAGATAGAGGTATGGAGAACTACCCTTGTAAATTGAAAACGGATTCCTATCTTTATAGTCATAGTAAAATCCAGATTTTTTGTATGGGTACATTTCATTTCCAAATCTTGTTCCAATTGGATTCGGAGATGTTGAATTAAATGCCTGAGAAGCATACTCAAGGTTTCTAATCTTAACCTTGTTGTTTATAATACCTTTTACATTAAAGTCTAAATGTGTGACAAGTGCAAGATCTGTTACTCTGACATCTTTTGGAGGGTAAATGATCATATTATTTACAACTTCGTACTTTGTGTTCATCCAGTTATTTCCTGGAGAAACAATAGAATCATTAGAAGGTTTTTCTATATTAATAAAGTTTGACTCTAAAAGGTTGGCTCCGTTTTCAATATACTGAAATGTAACATAAGACTTAACTAGGGAGCCTGAAGTATCATACTTGTAATTTTTAAACGCTCTATTTTTTAAATCATCATAATTTAAATACCCTGTAAACAATTGATTATCCAAAGACTCATAAGTTCTTTGTATTGGAATATTATATTCATCTAATAATTCTTTATATGTCCACTCATCTGTTTGCTCTTCTTCAACAAAATTTGAGGGTGCTGGATAGTTAATATTAAATTGAATCAGGTCAAGGTCATAGTATGAGTTATTTTTTTTATCTGTAACAAATTGAGAAAAGTATGTTAGTGGAATATAGTCTTCCCAATAACCCTGCACATCAATGTCTAAGGTGTAATTATCAAAGTAGAAAGATGGAGAGAGTGTGTAACTTGCGGTATGAACCTGAAATCTATCTACAGGGTATGAATCTGCTCCTCCTGAATCAACCAATTGATCCCACTCCGCACTATTGTTTCCAAAATAATCATCTGTAGAGTTATATTCTACATCTACTGTGTTTGAGTATAATTGAAAAACATTCTCATCATTTATAGGAATTCCTCGCTCATTAAATAACCCCTCAATTTTTTTGTGGTTTCTTTCTGTGCAAAACCCAACTTTGTATATTTTACCAGTAAAGGTTTGTGTTAGGTCTGATTTTCCACCTATGTAAAATTTTAATGTGTTTATGTTGCCAAAAAAAGAAGCAACGCTGCCTCCAAAATATTTAGAAACCTTATCT